TGATCTCCGCCGACTTGGCGAAGGCCGGGTTGCGTGGCATACGCCTCTGGGAATAGTTCAAGTTGTTCCATCATTTCTCCAATTAGTAGTTAAGACATCTTTCGAGTGCCTGAGTCAAACGCTTCTCTGCCATCCATCGACGCGTGTAGGTACACGCTGTCTAGGTAATCGTCATCAAGTAATTCGGGCTGGCACCAACAGTCTACACTAGCTTCGTGTTCGCGTAAATCGTCAAGTGGCACTAGGTGTACTGTTTCTAGTAACATCTTTTTAGCTTTTCGTGGTAGGTCTAGGGCAATTATCGGGCGGTATCACTGCGCACCATACGGCATGCGGCGGTTCGTTAGCTACTGGGTGCCATCGGTCAATGTAAGTGTCCGGCATATTCTTTAATGCGTTACGCACAGAGTCCGGTTTCAACTCAAGCCGCTCAGCTATCTCAATAGAGGTAAGTCCATCGTGATATTGGTGCAGCATCCTGCGGATGCTTGGGTGTGTTGACCTACTCATTTACCCATCCTTCTGCTGGCTTGATAAACCCTGCCATAGGCATTGGTGAATGTCCGGGTAGTCGCACTGGCTCGTCAAAGAACGTCCGCTTGCGTAGTGAGTTTGAATCTTGGTGAAAAAACTCGGGGTACTGCGCTTGCATCTGTTCAATAAGTTCGTCAAGTTTACGGTTTGTTGTGGCTTGGTACGCACCATTTATTCTAGGGCGTACTAAATCTTTTAACCTTGTCTGTAGGTGTTGAGTAAGCATGATTCCTCTTTCTTTTGGTTTCTCTTTGGTAGCGGTAGCCAGCCTATGCAGAAAGATGCGTCCCACGCACCGACAGTACAGACACCGCCTTTGGTTAGCAGCAGTACCTTCGCACCACCTACAGGCATCTCCTCTCCTATGTGTGGGTACAGAAACTCTGCGCCACCTGCTTGATACTTGGTCACGTCCGATAACCTCGGCTCTTAACTTTAAGCGCATCCGTAGCCCCTGCTCGTACAGGTTCGCTATTCTCAGGCACATACACCTGCCCATCCTTGACGTGGTTGAAAGTTCGTGGCGTGGCTGTGTGTTCTGTGTTCTCCAGCTTCCAAGTTACAGCAATTTGTTTTAGGCAGTTGTCCCATGCGTCCGCGTCAAATAATATGCTGGCTTTTGGGTTGTTGGGAATACCCCAGTACTTTAGTTTTCCGTTGGGTAGAACAAAGCTGCCCCGAACAATGTAGCAGCCCGCGCCCATATAAAAGCTGTCCGGTAACTGCTCTACATCTATAGGTGCATTTAATACAAAGCCTTCCTCAACGAGTGTGTTGTACCGGCTCAAGCCTACGCAGTGCAGGTTCCAGCTATCTACAATTTCTTCGTAAGTCATGTGTTCTGTTCCTTTAGCCATTCTTGAATGCGAACAAATGCAACTAAATAATTACCATTCTCGGCAAGCCGTGTGGCTTCCAAGAATTGCGCCTCCGTCAGCCCCACCCAAGGGCGTTGGTAGACTTGGATGTCATCGTCTTCGTCTGCAATGTATCCCGCACTTGTAAGAACAGTTATAGGCTCTTGTGCTGGCTGTGCTGCGGGGTATTCCATCATGCCTGTATCTACATTGAAATACTCGCACTGAAAGCAAGCTCCCTTGCAGTTTTTTAAGTTCGGACATTCCTGTGCCAAGGCTGCTTTGATGGCGGTGATGGCTTCTTTAGATTTCACAATGTACGGCTTGTCATCGCTTAATGCACACTCCAACGCCTCAAGCGCAAGTTTCAATGCTTCTTTCATTCCACCACCTCCTGCTTTGCGGTTAACCCCTCAAGGCGTTTAATCCGTGCCACGTTGTAGGCAAC